CTTCCAGTGTTAGAACTTGTTGCCGTTGTGGCGGTATTGGGAATAGAAGTTAAAGAAGCACCAGAACCACTAAATGTGGTAGCAGTAATTGTACCAGCACTAAAGTTACCAGAAGAATCTCTAGCGATAATTGTACTTCCAGTGTTAGAACTTGTTGCATTACTTGTGACAGTAAAAGTAGTAGCACCGCTATTATTATAAGTTGCAGAACCAGATAAACCACTTCCAGATGTGTTCATAGTCAATGTATTTGATAAAGTTCCATTGAAACTATTCGCAGTAGCATATACTGTGGAGTCAATAGACCCATCTGCTTTTAAAAACTGACTTGAAGTTCCGCCAGATTTTACAAAAGAATTAGCAGTAATTGTACCAGCACTAAAGTTACCAGAAGAATCTCTAGCGACAATTGCACTTCCAGTGTTAGAACTTGTTGCCGTTGTGGCGGTATTGGGAATAGAAGTTAAAGAAGCACCAGAACCACTAAATGTGGTAGCAGTAATTGTACCAGCACTAAAGTTACCAGAAGAATCTCTAGCGACAATTGTCGATGATGTATTAGAACTTGTTGCATTACTTGTGACAGTAAAAGTAGTTAAAGATGATCCATTATAAGTCGTTGAACCAGAAAGACCTGTTCCTGATGTATTTAATGTTAGGGTATTTAAATTAGAACCAAGAGATACTCCAGAAATAGTTGGTGTTGCAAGATTTGCATTTGTAATGCCAGCATTACCAGATAGATTTGAGTTAGTTAATCCAGTAATTGTATTAGAACCTGCAGAAATTATTTTATTAGTAAGTGTTGTTGAACCAGAACTTACAAAAACATTAACCGCTCTTTGAGTTGATAAAAAATTATCAGATGGGTTTGCCCCACCCATTTGAGTATCATTTTCTACTCCAGTAATAACTAGATTTGTATTTCCTGATGTAAAATTAATTCTATCAATTTGAGCAATTGGAATTGGTGTCGTAAACTGAACTTCTCCTGTTTGATTTTTAAGAATTACAAAATTTCCTACCTTAAAATCTCCAAGCTCATTTGTTCCTGATGTATAAACTTGCCCATAATTTTCTTCAATTTGTTCATTTAAAACTCGGGTAAACCCCCCATTTTTTGGTAAAGCACTATAATCAGTTCCCGAACCTGCATACTCCCAAGTGTGACTTGAAGAATTTACTACAGATGGTCTTAATTGCCGAATACTTTTGCTTTGAAATGATGAATAATTAGTGTAAGGACTTGAAAAATATTGGTCAAGACGAGGATATACTGCCACATCATACGCAGTTCTTGTTGTTCCTCCATAAGATATTGTTTTTGCATCAGAAACCTTACGAATTTGAAATTCTATAGAAGGATGTACAAATGGTGTTTCTGTAGATGCATATCCAATGCGAATTAAATTGTTAATTGATGGACTAATCAGAGAGTCCCCCGTGTTGTCATCAACTATGCCAATAATTGATTGTGATGCTGGAATAGTTGTTGCTGCGCCAGCAATTGTAATATAATTTGTGCTCCCAACACCCACAGCACTTGCACAAGAAAATGCAACTATACCAACATCTTGAGAATATGTTTTACTAACCGTTGAAAAACCGACAGATCTAAGAGCATTAATACCAAAATTTGTAGCAGAATTTGTAACTGAAGCATATCCACCATTTTCACATAATATATTATCAGTATTAAAAATGCCAAAAACGTTAACGATCTGAGCATATGCACAATTATCGATATGTATCCCAATACCTGGTGTAATAATTGATAATAAAGCAAAAACCATAGATTCCAAATTGCCACCAACAGAATCCCCACTAGAAATAGAATCTACGGCATTTCCATCAACATAAGCGAAAGAACCTCTTGGTGTTTGAGATTGTCCTTTAGTCCATTGACCCGCAACAATAGAGTAGGCATTTTTTCCACGTCCTCTTGTAGATATAAGAGAGCAATTTAAAGCGTATGGTGATTGATTAATAACTAATTTTTCCTCACTTTCATCATATGCTATAGCATATCTAAACGTAAAATTTCCACTTTCATTGTCTCTAAAGACAAGATTCATTAACATTACACCTTCTCTGACTTTAAAAAAGTCAACATCAGGATTAGATGGTCTTAATATAACCGTTCTTAAACTGTCTCCGATTACTGCACAAAATGTCGGCAAAATAATCGGAGTGTCTTCTGTGTAATCTCCAGATGAAATATAAATTGATTTTTTATCTGTAGGAGCAAATTGATTTCTAGCAATTTCTACTGCTTTTTTAAGAGTTTTAACTGGATCATCAGCACTTAATCCACCATTTGCATCATCTCCAGCAGTAGAAACATAAATTCTATTTTTACTGGATGCTAAGAGACCTGCCGAAACACCTTCAAATCCAGGAACTGCACTTGTTATTATTTTGCTTGTGTTGATTTGTCCATAAATATCAACATCTTTAAATGCATTTATTTTTTCGTTGAAGTAAGATTCTTCATTAAAAACATTGATATTTGTCATGATATTCCATCAATTACAGTGTTAACAACATTACCAACAATTCCACTCACAGCATTCGTAATGAAGTCAGCGCCGACAAAACTTCCAGAAAAAATTCTGCTAGTAAAGTCAAGTCCAAGTAGAGAAGGTATGTTTCCGCTAGTTCCTTTTATATCAACTCTTTGACCATCTATCAGGATTCTACCAGCACCACTCTTCATAGTGATGTTTCTTCCTGCCTTAAACTGAATATCTTCTTCTGCCTCAATCATAATATTGGTCGCATATACGCGAACCATTCCATTTGCGGAAATAGAAACATTTCCATTGTTTCCAATAATAACGACATCTTCTCTTCCTTCTGGATTTTTAGCACCACCAGAAATTTGAATTGTTTGGTCGTTATAAATTGAAAACAGTCCTCCACTACTCAAACTAATCGAAGATTGATTATCTCCAGTATCAGTTACACCATAAATTTTATAGACATCAGTTCCACTCAATCCCATTTGAGGATTGGCAGTGTCAATTCTAAAGTTTGGGTTAAAACTAATTAATTGTCTCTTAAAGACGTTTTTATTTCTTTCTGCCATTTTATATTGGGCAATCTATCGATGTTTGAACTTGTTGTGCAAATAGATTTGCAGAATTTGGTGAATTAGGATCTGCGTCTGGAGAAGCAGGAATGGGTCCAGTTTCTTTAAAAGCACCAACTACTGGGCGCAAGATGGCACCAAATCCAGTGTCTGATGCAATACTAATCACAGGTAGACTATCAACAATATTATTTAGAGGTGTGACTTGAGTGATACGACCATCTGTAATCTTATAATTGTATTCGTTACCAAGATTATCAGTAATAACAGTTGTTAAATCATCATATCCACTTCCACCATCTTCAACCAAGACTCTCAATACAGAAAACTCTGCGATATTGCCAACAGAATAATTTTCACCTTCAGAAACCATATAAATTGATTCAACTTCTCCACTTTGATTAATCAGTGCTCTTGCTACAGCACCATATCCTTGATCATTATCATCCATAATTTCAACAAATGGTGGATAGGCATATCCAGATCCTGGATTTGTCAATTGCGCTCCAATAATACTTGCAGTTGTATTTCCATCTGGATTTGTAACAAGATTCCCAAAGATTGGAATTGCTGATGCACCAGACCCACGCCCACCAAAGATATTAATTATTGGTGGATTTGCAACCGATAGAGCACCAGTGAAACACTGCTGCACAGAATTAATATCCACACCAGAACTAATAATGTTTGTAATATCTCTGATGTTTCCATAAGTATTGGCAAGAGAAGATGCTGTTGATGAAACTGAACCTGAAGGTCCAGCACCAACAGTCCATTCATTTACAAGACCTCTATAATTATCTAAACTTTGATTGCAGGCAAATCCTGCTCCAAATTCAGACAAAGCACCAATTCCTTCACGAAGAGTATTTCCAAGATTAAAACCTGAAAAGAATTGAAGTAACTTTGCAACTCCTGCTAAAGGACTTTCAAATAGTGTTTCAAGCACACCAATAATTGAATTCAATAACGTGCCAGCAAATTGGTCTGCTGCACAACTTACAAAGCGGTCTACATTATTGACTGTTGAGTTTAGAATGTCAAATACTAAACTCTTCATACTTTCAATTGTAGCACCAGCAATACAACCAAATGCTTCTTCAAGTGCCTTTACTGGTAAAACCATTGCTTCTTGTGCAGCAACACCGGCAAGATGTGCAGCAATTGGATTTCCGGTTGCAGCAAGCACTTGTGCAAAAACCAATTTATAAAGTAAGTCTAATCCCTGCTTTAAAAGATTGATGAGTTGGTCAATTAAGAAATTAAACATACCACCAATCAAATCATTACATAAGGTAACAATTTTATCTGCTGCTGAACGAATTGTTTGTGCGATTCTCTCTACATTTCCTTCAAGATTTCTTAACTTGCGAAGAAGATTTTTAACAATTGATTTGATTTTATCAACTCTCGTATTCTTAACAGTGTTTGCTAGTGGAATTTGATTTCCAATTGCAAAGTTTTCAGAGAAAACTTGATAACCAACTCTCTGTGCTATTGCTGCTGCTTGCTCTTCAGTAACACTTGGTGGAGATGGATTTGAATTTTCTTTTATTTCATTTGATTGAATTGGAGTGACTTTTGCCTTTTCAACTTTACTTGAATATCCAGTAAATGGAACAAATGGTGATTGATAAGTTTTTGAAGGAACAGAAAAAGTTCTACCAAATGTTGCTAGAATGACTGGGATTTGAGCATTATCACCATCCAAAAAGAATCCAAGAACAGTATCACCTGGTTGTAATTGAACTCCAGTGGCAACGTTTGCTGCACCACTGCCTGAGGTAGTTGGAATTAAACACTGTGCCCAAGGCAAGTCCTTATTTGGAAGTTCTGCTTCACTATAAGGATGATATCCAATAATACGAACTTTGAATCTATTTCCCCAACCCTGACCATCTACCTGACCATTCATATCCTCGATAGGAGGAATCTGACCAATCCACCAACGAAAACCATCTCTACCAATAAAATTACTTTTAAGAAGTGACTCGTCTATCATTTATTATGCCTTCTTATTAATTCCAAAAGTGTCTCTAATCAATTTCATAGAAGTATATGAGCGATTTATATCAAAATGATGACACAATTCCTTAATCATATATAGACCACTTGTTTCAGTGTCATATTCTTTTGCATCGGATTGAGTAATCTTTGGAAATTTACATTCAATAATATCTCCAGCTCTTAGATTAGTATTTGAAGGGACAATAATACTTAAAGTTTGAGTAAAGAGAATATTATATCTCAACAATGATTGTGATTGATATAATGATTGGTCTGAATTAATTTCTGTTGAAGTTGCAGGATCTAATGTCCCAACATCATAAACTGCGGTAATAATTCGAGTTGGGACATCTCCGAGTGTTAAATCAGACCCATCAGACAAAGGTGGAAGTTTGATTTGACCTCCAAGATTATTTGTTTTTCCTGCATATTTTTCGCGTTTAAAAATTCCATCCTCAGGTTTAGAGAAAGAAAAATCTAGTGGATTGAAAAACATTCTGTGACTTGCATAAGTTCCTAATCTAAGTTTTTCAATTAGATTTTGATTTTTCTCGACGTAGTAATTGAGAATATTAAAATCATTGTTTAGTTTTTTATCACTATCATCATAAGATTCTTGAGATTGTGTATAAGTGTAGATTGCCTTTGGACTTTGATCTAATAAATCATCAATTGATCTGAATTGAAATCCATCCTGAGTTTGATAAAACAAAAATCCTGCAGTTGCACTTCCTGATTTTTCCGGAACTCCCTTTGATGCTAACCAAACTAAAATTGTAAATGGTTTTCTTAAGTTTCCAATAAATCCATACTTATTTGAAGATTTATCTATTTTTCCTATTTTATTAGTTCTTAAATAGTCTCTTAAAATATTTTCTACAGAATCACTAATTCTAGTATCAACTTTAAACTTTTTACCAACTCTTACAGTTTCATTTGTAATCGCTTCTCTTGAAACTAAATGAAGTGTAAAACTTTCTCTATTTGATTCTGAAATTACATCAGTAATACTGGAAACATAAAAGTAATCTTCTACTCTTTTTGAAAAATCCAATCCCGGATTTGTTGATGAATTTCCTGCTATTTTCAAAGAGAGTCTTTCTCCACCCCTGAGAGGTAATCCATTATAAATTGATTGCTTATCTCCATCTGGACTATCCTGAGAAGCGATAACATTTCCATTATCAACTATTTTAATTTTAGCAGTAATTGTAGGAGAAAATACATCCTCAAAATATTCAAAAAGAATTGCACCACCTATAAGTCCAACAGATCTAGATCTGTCATTTGATTCTAAAATTAATTCATCATATAAAGACTTTTTAATTGACATTATAGGTATGCTAAGTCGAGTAAGAGTTTATTCTTAATAAAGTTATTTAACAATTTAAATTCGCTTATTGTTGGTGTAACAGAAGGTTGCTGTTGCACTGGATAAGATACTTGAGGTTGTTGTGGTTGAGTATCATCAATGAAAAGTATTTGAGATCCTTTTCTTTCAGGAGTCATTTCAGCAGGTTGCTGTGGTTTTGGTTGTGCTGAGATTTGTGCTTGTTTGGAAGATCTAGGTTGCTGATTAGGATCTAATGGTTTAGGTGGAGTTCCCATTACTTTTCCACCTAAAGCAACATAATTTTGATAAACACCTGCAGGGTCTACTGGTCCAGAACTGCGTGATGGGTAATATTCAAAGTGTAAATGTGGTCCAGTAGCATTACCAATTCCAGGAGCACCCATTGCAGCAAGAGATGCAATTGTTTGTCCAGCACTAACTTTTTGTCCTGCCCTAACCCTAAAGTTATTAACATGGAGATATCTACTTTGTGTTCCATCATCATGGGTTATTAAAATTTGACCCATATTTCCACTACCTATATTTGCATATTCTACTGTCCCACCTTTTCTAATAATCACCGGTGCTCCATCAACTTTTCCAGTTTTTGGTACAATATCTATTCCCAAATGTTGTCTTCCCCATCTCCAACCAAACCCAGAAGTTGTAAGCATTGGTGCTGGAGTTATTTGCACTGAGGAAGAAGGAGGAGGAGATGCTGGTGCTTGAGGAGTTGGAGGTGTAAAGGTAACAGGTGTTCTTTGTGCCTGTTTAATAATTGCAATTTCTTGTGAAGTTGCTTTTTTTAATCCTTCCCACTTACCAATTCCCCCAGTTTTTAACAAATAAATTCCCATTTTATCTTGATTTTCTGGACTAAACATATCAGTTGGTTTCAATCCAGCACCTTTCATTGCTCCTGGAAGAGTATTACCAATAATTTGATATCTTCCAGCAGCATGTATAAAACCCTGATCATTTGTTAATCTTCTGTTTTGTCTTGCAATAACCTCACCAATTGTCATGTCAGTAAGATTTTTTCCAACAATATCTTTTGATGTTTTACCACCTATAGTTGCTTTAGGTCGTTGTCCTTTACTATCTGGAATTGTTCCTTGATTCATTGCATTATATCCAGCACCAGCAGATTCATATTTTGAAATAATATCAAGTGCTTGTTTAGTAATTCCAGTTACTTGCGGACCTTCACCTCCTTGAGGAATTGGAGGAAACATTGTATCCGGACGTGTTTCTCCAAGTCCAGGTGCTTTTTCACCAGTTTCCAATGATTCTGTCAGTGGTGTTGTAAAAAGTTTAAATGTGTCTGTAATGTTAGTTCCTAAATCCTGAACGGCAAGATTTAGTTCTTCAAAAGATCTTGCAACGGTTCCTTCTCCAGCAAACTCATCAAAATCCAGACGAAGAACTGCATCAAAAGAATATTTTAAGGTATCTCCAAAATATTTGATTATATTTTGCATGTTATAGACCATATTATACATAGATCTTCCAAAAGAATTAATCCTAGATATAAACTCCTGCCCCATGAAAATCCATGTTGGTAGATTTTCTACAATCCAACCAGCAAATGTAAATCCTAAAAATCCCAATATTCTACCTAAAGGTCCTTTTTCACTTCTAGATGAAAATGAAAGTCCTAATTGTGGGGACGATGATACTCTTGTCGATTCAATTTGATCTTCAAGTTCTTGTCTTTTAGATGCTTCTTCTCTTCTAGAATTTAAAATATTAGATCTTGTAAATAATTCCCTTTTAACTCTAGTATTTGTCGCAACAATTCTTGAAATATTTTCTACAGAATTATTTACTGTCGATGTGCTTTTTTTAGTATCAGATAGTGTCTGAGAAATACTTTGAATGTTTATAGATGATTTTCGAAGAGACTCTAATACAGTTGCCATATCACATCACCACATTATAATTTAATTGAGAATACAAGACATAAAAATTATCAGGGTTTGCCGAATTGATTAATGGAACGTCAGTCAAAGGTTCATTTGTTAGTGGGGGAATTACCTGTTGAGATTGATTATTTGACGTTTTGATCATTGTCAGTGATGGTTTTGGTTCTGGCAATTGACCAACTTGTTGTGGTTCTCTAAGTGGCATTGATACTTGTGCCGGACTTATCTCTGCAGTTTCAGTTTTAGATGGTTGCTGTTTCAAATCACTCATGTCAACAGCATCCTTTAATTTCATTTCATTCCAATCATAACCCTTTGTTTGTGCCCAAGTTTTGGCCTGCTGTTGTTGATCTGGAGTCATTTTACTCCAAGCATCCTCAATTCTACCTCTTGCCATAGGATTATTACGATACTGCCATGCCTGCTCAAATTTCTTTTCCATATCAGGAGATGGAGCAGGAGTTGATGGTGTTTGCTCACCCATCATTGGAGTTTGTGGTTGTGCTGCAGAAGGTGTTGCAGTAGAAGGAACTGGTTTAGGTGAAGAAGTTGTATCTGTCTTTGCTAGTTTATTATTTTTTTGTTTTAAAGCTTCTTCTACAACAGATGCTGCTTGCTTTTCATAATTTGGATCTTTACCAAATATATTCATTCCAAATATTTCTGCAATTTGATCTGCAGCAAATCCTATTCCCATCAAACCTTTAACAAATTTTCCAGGACCAAATAAACTCAATGCAATCATTGCAGTATCTACATATTCACCATTTTTAGCATTCATAAATGCATTAATACCTGCAAAAAGACTTCCAAAAATTCCCGGACCTCTACCACCAGAAGGTTTTGGTCCTCCACCGGGAGTAGGAACATTTCTAAGTCCAGGTATTAAACCAGCAGCAAGTGCAAGAGGTTTTGCAATCAAAAGTTTAGTTAGTCCTGAAGCAATTGCTCCTATTGTTCTTTTAATTAATGAAAATCCTGCTCTGATTGCAAACAATCCACCAACTGCTATTCCAACATTTTTAAGAATATTAAATCGGATCTCATTGAATAATTTTGTATTTCCTTCTTCAGATGCCTTTATTGCTTGAACAGTTTGGTTCGTTAACCACCCACCAAATAAAATACCAAGAGCAGCACCTATTTTACCAAAAACATCATTTACTTGTGGAACTAACCTCTGGACAGGTTCGGAAATTGCATTTTGAATTTTTTGTTCTATTTCACTTTCTTTTCCGACTCTAACTTGGCGTTCTGTTAATAATCTTTGCTTTTCTTGGTCTGCTCTAATTTTATTTTGATCTTCCGCCGCATCTTGCTGAAGAAGAAGAGCAATACCAGAAAGACCTGTTCCCAGTTTTACAATATCAGTTCTTATAGATTGAAGAGTCGAATTAAATCCTAAAAGAGCTTGTTCCTGCCCTTTAGACAATTCTGCGTTTTGTGCATCGGTTTGTGTTCTTCTACTTTCAATATTTTGAAAAACAGATGCATCAATAGTAGATTTTTTTAAAAGAGCATTACGAACTTCTTGAGACAAAGGAGACCCTGTGCCCGGATCAACACCTAATCTGCCAACTTTTTCAGGATCTAACTCAGCCATTTGATTGGTTCTTTAAGTTTTCTTCTTCAATATATTGTTTAAGAAGAGCAATATAAATTTCACGCTCCCAAGGTATCATATTTTCTATTTCTGTCAATGAATATTTATGATGCTGAACTAAAGAAAAGTTTGTCTTATAATATGACTCAAGACTTTCATGAGCCATCCCTAAGCGAAAAAACTTGATAATCCCTCCAGCAATACTTCGCTTTCAACTTCAGTATTTGGATTCTTAATCTTAAGAGTATGAGAAAGTTTAGGCATTGTAGAAAAGAAATTTTCAACCTCTTTAAATTGCTTTGAACTTAACTGCTCAATAAATTCTGACAATTCTTTTTGAGTGCAATCAGATGCAGACCAAGATTCTTCCTCATTATACACTTGTTCCATACAAGAAACAATCAAATTGAATGTGTCGTCCACACTCATATTAAAATCATTTCCAAAATTGGATTTAATAAATTCATTCATTGATGGATATTTCATTCTCAAAGTCAAATTATCATCAAGTTTAATATCTCTTGAATGTTTTTTATCAACACTAATTTGAATATCGTCAAGATTAATACTTACAGGAACTTGAGTTTTTCCATCATCCGGACAAGTAATTAAAACATCAACTGTTTCCCCTACAGATTTTCCACGAATATTTAAAAATAAGTATTCAATATCAAAAGTTGCAAGTTGTTCAACTTTAATTCCTCTAGTTAGAATACAATTATTAATTACAGTTTTAACGGCTTCTGCGATTTGCTTTGGGTCTTCACTTTCCATTGCAATAATAAGAATTTTTTCTTCTTTTACAAGAAATGGTCGATATTTAATTTCTTTTTTAAGAGATGGAATTTCTAAAGAATAAGAAGGAGTTGCAATCTTAGGTAATGACATTTTCAATCACAAATATGATGAAATTATTTATCTGTTATTTTGAGATCCGTAAAGTGACTCTGCTAAGGTTTGATTTGCTGGAAATAATTCAACACCATTTGATGGTATAGATCCAGGAGACCTTGGAACTAATCTAGGTTTTGGTTGAGATACTGGTTGTAATTGAGGTTGAGAAGGAAGTTTATTATTATCATCATTTCTATTATAATCAACACTATAAGATCTTCCAATAACGTAACGATCAATTTTAAATGTCACTTGCATTTTCAATACATCAGATTGACCATAAGAAACTGGTATAGATGAAATATTATATGGATATAATCCAACAAAAGTATATTCTATTTCTCTTCGATAATCACGATCAAATTTAATGATTCTTGTTCGGTTTGATTTATAATATTCTGGATATTGCATTCTTATGAAATAACCTTCATCAACGTTCATGTTGATTGGAAGGTTATTGCCGTTAATTGGATTTGATGATCCACTTGCAATAAATTCCATCCAATGCTCTAAAAATTTCAATGTGTTGTAATTATTATCGACATAAAACTCAAGACTTATATCCTGATAAATTCTTCTATGAGCAAACGTTTGTGTGATTCCAGTATAATTTCCAGGAACATCTACAGTTGCGAATTGTGATGTTGGTAAAACTGCATTATGGCACAGAAGACCAGCATCCTCAGCAACAAATCTTGATGATACTCCTCTGGTTCTTAAATAACTCATCAGTTGTCCAGAAAGTCCACCAAACTTAACTTCATAATGAGAAGTTTGTGCCAGATTTGTAAATAGTGGTTTGATGTCTGATATTCTGCGTGGTAACGCCACTCTAAATACCTATTATGAGTTTCTTGTTACAAGTATTTAGATGTCATACAAAGGAAAATATAAACCGTCATATCCAGAAAAATACTCTGGTGACCCAACAAATATTATATACAGATCTTTATGGGAACGTAAATTTTGCGTCTATTGTGATACAAATGAAAAAATAATTGAATGGTCATCAGAAGAAAAATGTATTCCTTATAGATCTCCATTGGATGGAAAGGTTCATAGATATTTTCCCGATTTCCTTATCAAAGTCAAAGAATCTGATGGGAGCATTAAAAAATATATGATTGAAATTAAACCATCAAAACAAACAGTTCCCCCCACTAAACCACAAAGACAAACAAAGAAATACATTGCTGAGGTTTATGAATACGCTAAAAATCAATCAAAGTGGGAAGCAGCAAGAGAATGGTGTGCTGATCGTGGTTATGAATTTAAGGTAATTACCGAACACGAATTAGGTATCAAGTAATGGCACTCACAGGATACGAA